TTATCTTCAACATCAATCGTTCCTTCTTGCAAAGCAATAGCCAAATCTTTTTCGAAGGTGATCATTTGCTGTTGTGATGGCACCATTTCTACGGTGAAACCAAATTCGTGCAAGCTTCTATCGGCCAAAGATTCCAAAGCATCTAAATTATGTTTACCAACGGCATTTTCATACATTTTTTTCAAACGTCCGTTATCATCATATTTAAAAATAGCGTGAATACGCGAAGAGATTACCTCACATACTCGCTTATTGAAATCTACTGCAGCATCTACAATATGTTTGGTAGCTGTATTTCCTGCAAGCAACGCCATTTGGTTAATTCCAACCAAAGCATCTTGCGACATTGTTCCGTCATTAGCTGGAGTAATGCCAGTAATACGATACAATTGGTTAGCATAATGCGCCCACGAATTCAAGATGGGTGTAATAGCACTTCCTTGTGCATTTCCTATTGGTCTGGCAGCAGCACCTTCTTTCACACCCATTTCTCCCATATCGATACGTTCTTTGAAAACAACCCCTTTCACATTCAATAAATTCAAGGCGGTTTTCCAAGTTTCCTTTTTGGCATCGCCTTTGGCACCCTCAAGAACGGCAAGACTATCCAAATCTATTTCAGTTAAATCGGGTTTCAATTCCAAGATCAATTGTTGTAGTTTCAAATGTTCCCTTTGAAGCTCTCTACATACCGGTTGAATATCACCCAAAAACGATTTTAGTTTGTTTTTGTAAATATCAGTAGCACGCACAACGAATGGCGATTTTACTTTATTCATTTCGTCACGAACTAGGTTTTCGCATTCTTTATACCCGTAAATTTCATTGGAGCCAATAATATAGTTTCCTTCAAACCAAGTGTCCAAAGTTTTTGATGCTCTCAAATTACTCATTTCTCCTGGAGGATCAAAACTCTCGTCGCGTTTCGATACTTTGATAACCTGTCCTTTTTTGTTCAAAGTTTTCTTGAATACAATAGTTTTCGAAGATTTGAAAGCAAAACGCATTACATCTATTTTCATATTGATAATAGAATTCATTTCGCAAGTATTAAAATCATAACCGTTGTAGGTAGAATTTACTTTGCTGTATTTTTTGGCAATTTCCCTAAGTTTTTTATCGTCTAAATCACTTTCTCTTTTGATGTCGTTTATGGTAACGGTATCAACAACAAAGTGATAATAAGCATCGCTGAAATTATTGTTTTTCACAAAGCTGTGTCCGTAATTTTCAGGATCTATCAAATCTACTTTTACGCCATCGTTTTTATCGGTGTAAACTCTGGCTGCGGTAATTCCAATATGTACCAAGTCTTTGTTTTTCTCTTTCTCGATATATTCCCATTCGTTAGTTCTTTTAACGAAATCAATCAGTATTTCTTCGGCAATTTCAATGTCTGGCTTTTCGTCCAGTTCCATTTTTAAAGCCAATTCTTCTTCATCTTCCGGCACAAAACCTTTTGGACGCAAATCAATACCTAATAACTTATTGGCTTTTTCAAGCATTGGTTTGGCATACATATTTTTACGGTGGTTTTCCATTGTGGCTTTTCGCAATTGTACAGAAATAGCATCAATAGCACGAATATCCAGCCTGTAGTTTTCATCACGAATACCATTGGCCACAATATTACAAGGCGTTTGGGCAAAATTAAGTTGAGTCCAATCCAAGTTATTATAATCCAAATCGCCTTCGTTTCTGGAAATCAAGTCTTTTTCGGATTGTGAATCGCCTTCGCCACGAACGAATAACCGCTTGTCGATAATCCATTGTCTTCGGGTCATAAAATCACAAGTGGCAGAAATCATTCCGCCGCCAAACCATTCCTGTTCGATTACCTTGGCAATTTTTAATCCGTATTCAGGAGATTTTTTTACTGCATCTGGAGCCAATGGATCTGGCAGTCCGTAGATTTTTGTTGTTGCTGTACTCATTTTTTGACTGATGTATTACCTTTGTTATCGTATGTTGTGAATGGTATTCTTCGAGGTTCTTTGGCTTTGACTTTTATTTCTAACTTCTGGTTTCCTAATCGGGATAGAGAAGAGCTGATATAAGCATCGTATTTTGTTCTGTTATTTGGGTCAACGTCTTTCCATTGCATTAAAGTTCTGGTGAATGGCATATAACCCATTTCGCCTTGCAATCTATTTCCTCCTTCTCTAGCAACTCCAATATAATCTTCGATGTAACTTTCAATAGCGAAAAACTGTTGCGCTCCTACTTTGGCATCTTGTGGAGGAATACCGCCGTATTCTTTTTCTGTATCACTCATTTCTGCCCAAGTCTTGAAAGGGTTATTCATACTGAAATGACGATAACCACGGGCTTTAATCATTGTCAAAAACTTCTCATTGGATAACTCACAAAGCATTGGCATTGAATAATAAACCATCATCATCAACATATCTTCAAAGAATAGTTCTACTGTAGCTGGACGGTCAATGTATTCTACAATAAAAGCCTCTTTAGGCAATGAACTAGTATGTGTTTTTGTAGATAAATGTGCGGCTCCTTTTGAACCTCTATTATCCACGGTTTTACTTCTGTTGTAAGGATCGACACCGAAACAACCAATATGCGAAGCCAATGGAGCAAAAGCCAAAACCCCATTTATCATTTTCTTTTCCTTCTTATTTCTAAAATCTTCCGTTGGGTGACAACCTTTGGCAATCCAAAATCTACCTTTTGGGTTTTCTTTCCACTCAACAATTGTATCTTGAATTCCATTTTGCCAAACAAAATTTCCTCTTTCAATTTCATCTGGTTTTAGTTCGTTTTCATTATGGTCGATTTGCTCTTGTAATTTCATCAAGTTGAAAGAACAGTCTGTAGCTTCATCACGAAAAGCATCGCGTTCGGTTCTTGGAAATTGTCTTAAAAACTCATTGTATTCTTCTGGATCATCTTTTAAACAATCCAATTCGTTTTTAAGGAAAGTAATAGCGCCAATAGATTTTAACTCATTCAATTCGTTTAGGACTGGTTTCTTTGGGTCTTCAACAATTGAGAAACCATACAAATCAAAAAAACCTTCAATACAATAGGCAGCATCGATAAACAATCTGTATAATCCTGATTTGGTTTGTTTATTTAAGTTACGTTCGTTTTGGTCTGAAAGATTCCAAACTTTTTTGAATTCTTCCCCGCCTTTTTTCATTGCATTTACAGTGGAGCCTACCATTGCTTTACCAATAATTCTACTACCCAAACGCAAACAGGTTTTTACAACTCCCCAGTATTGTGAGAAAGGAACGTCCTTGGGCCATTTTCCGCACTCGTCACAAGAAACTCTAAACATCTTATCACCATCAAAAGCATTTCCCTCGGTATTAGCCCACGAAATAACGGTATCAAGTCCTTCTCCAGCGGTAATTTTTTCGCCTGTTTTTCTTTTTTTGGAAGCTTCCGAGAATATTAATTCTGTTTTTGGAGTAGTATTACCATCGACTTCGGGTTGAAAAAAAGGAGGAAGTCTTTTGAAAGCCGTTACTAAACGCTTGAATAATTTCTTGGCATCTAATCCTTTTTTCGAAATCATTCCTAGAAGTTTGTTTTCTGTTTTTGAACCAACTTCTAATTTTTCATTGTTGCATAATGCGGACCAACCGAAACGTCTGTTTTTTAAATAGATTATTCCATAGCTTCTATAGTCTGCCTTGCAAGCTTCCCAAAAAATCATTAATTCATTTTGAATAATTCGCAACTTAGGATAACCATCTTCCTCTTTGTACCACGAAAGGAAAAACCAATATGTTCCTGGAATATAAACAGCTTTTCCGTTTAGGTAAATCCAAATTCCTTCTTCTCTTTTTTTGAATTGATCCTCGATAAACGGAATGTATTCTTTGTTGAATTGGGTGTCTTCGGTTAATCCTTTAGGAACAGATTGTCGCTCCCATTTTTGGCTTGCTGCCGTTTTATCCCAATTGATAATTTCTTTGTGTTCGGGTTTTTCTGGGAATCCAATAAGCAGTCCGTTGATGTAATAAATATCACCAAGAGTTCCGTCCTTCGAGATAATAATCACATTAATAGATTCGTCATAACCGTACTTCCAAGTCTTAACTTTATTACGAGCTAATCTTACTTTTGGGTCAACTATGACCTCTTCGGCTTTATGTCCTAGGGAGAATATCATTTATTTTCTTCGGCTTTTTTCTTGGTCCAGCTTTTTTTGGTTGAAACAGTAACTTCTTCTTCGATTACTCCGTTCAATTCGTTTTCGAGTTCA